ACAAGAGAAGGCCATAAGGAAATCCTACAATGAATGGGCAAGGGAAGTTAGGGAAGAGGCTAATCGCCTCTCCCATATTCCTGGCTCACAGAATGAACAGAGACAAATGGCTGAACTTTATTATAAGCTTAGAAACGCTAGTCGACAGTTGTCAGCAGAGATAAACAACGAAGTGAACTCAAATGTAAATAATATGGGTTCAGTTGTAGTAAGAACAAATCAAAGGTGGTTAAGTTCTTTAGGTTTGAGCACAAATGCTCTTGACTATAAAATGTCAGCATCTAAAGACAGTGCTATTCGTAGTATACTTTCTGGTAATTTGTATCAGAATGGAAAACCTTTAAGTGAGAGGGTATGGAATTTAGCAGATGGAAATCTCAAGGACATATACTCAATCATTGGCAGAGGGATAGCATTAAATCAATCACCGTATGATATAGCCAAACAACTTGAAAAGTATCTCAATCCAAATCAGCATCTTGGTTGGACAGTAAAACAATATACAGATGCTAATGGTAGAATACATATTGCTCATATCGGTAATAATCAGGTTGATTGGAAAGCACAGAGGTTGGCCAGGACAATGCTTCAACATTCCTATCAGCAAACATTGGTGTCTCTTACGAAAGACAATCCATTTGTTACCGGATATATCTGGCATGCAGATGGAGCTAATGCTTGTGAATTATGTATGAATAGGGATGGTCAATTCTATAAGGCAGAAGAATTACCACTTGACCATCCAAATGGTCAATGTGATTTTGAAGTCGCAATAGATGAAGATAAGGCAAGAAATGATTTGGCCGGCTTTTTTGAAAATCCGATTGAATATCCGGACATACAGAGATTTGTCTCGGATTGAAGATTGTGAGGCCTCCCTCCTGGGGCCTCTCAGTTCTTCCAGTTTCGATTGAAAGAATATCAGTCGATAAAATATAGGTCTTAAAATTGAAGGCCTCTTTAAGGGTCCGGTATGGGCTTAAAAAGATGGTCTGATTTTTAGATTTATGATAAAACAATCAAAAATTTTCAAAATAAGTATTGACTTATAACTTACTTTATGGTATAATAGAAAGGTGAGAGATAAAATGGAAATAAATCAAGGCACAATGACTGCTAACGTTGAATGTAAGAAATGTAAATCAGTCTTTACGATTGGTCCCACAAATATTACATTCGATAAAATGTACGAAGATGAAAATGGACGCTCAATATTCTTAACGTATTTCGATTGTCCAGATTGTCAAGAAAGACATTACGTACAGGTAGATAATCAACAATCTCGTGAGGTTAAAAAGAAAACTCAGAGAATGTTTGCACAGCTTTCGGTTATGAAAAATAAAAACAAACCAATACCGAAGCAACAGCAAAATAAGTTCAATAGACTACGTAAGGACCTGAATGACCGTAGGTTTGAACTTATGAAGCAATATGATGGTTCAACAGTGACCGACACAGAAACCGGAGATAAAATCAAATTGAACTTCACTATTGTATGAGCTGTTAAGCATAAAATCATTTAGAATTGTCAGTAATTAGAAGTCAAGCGAAAAGGTTAATTAAATTTAGTTCAGTGAGCCGGTACCTAACTCGATAGTTTAGGATATACTATAACACCGTGGTTATCACGGAATTTTATGATGAAAGGTAAAAAGGTGTTAAAATGGCTGACACAGAAAACAAGAAAGACGGAATTGATACCGCAGACCAGACTGGTGCAGGTAATGATACCAACACAACTGGAGAAGCGAATGCACAGAATGATACAGGGTCTGATGCTGGTTCAGAGAATACTTCTGGTTCTGGAAGTACAGAAAAGACTTTCACTCAGAAGCAGGTTTCCAGTATGATGGCTAAGGAAAAGCGTCAGGGAAGAGATGCTGCTTTCAAGGAAATGGGTATTGACCCTAACGATAGCAAGATGGTTAATATGTTTAAGGCTTTTATTCAGAGTCAGAAAACAGATGAACAGAAAGCTAACGAAGAGGCAGCGGCTCAGGCAGCTAAGATTGCAGAGGCAGAACAGAGAGCGATGGTTGCAGAGGCTAAGGCTGAAGCAATGCAGCTTGGTGTACTTCCTCAGTATGCAGATGATGCTGTTACTTTAGCTCTTTCCAAGATGTCTGATGATACAGACCTTAAGTCTATCATCGGTGAGCTCAAGACCAAATATCCTGTTTGGTTTGATGCTTCCAATGCAGGAGCTGATGGTAAGAATGCTACAGGTCAGAAGGGTACAGGTGCTTCTGTTAACAATTCATCTGATAAAGGTGGAAAGGAAAACAAAGGTATGGGTGCTCGTCTGGCAGCACAGAGAAAGACTGCTAATGGAGCTAATAAGAAGAGCTTCTGGTCTTAAAATTCAAGGAGGTAATAAACCATGTTCAACAAAGATGGTGTGAAAAACACTAAGTATGGTGCTCCCGTTCAGATTTTGGCTAACGTTGAGCATCAGTATTCGGTTGGATGCAGAGTTCCTCAGTCTCTCGGTACAAATGTTACTGGGGTAGGAAAGATTGCAAAGGCCGGTACTCCTGTTTACATTGACCTTAGTAACCTGCAGACACCTGTGGCTGCTCCCGCAGCTGCTTCTGGTGATGACCCTGCTGTTGTTGCTAATGCAGTACTTCTGCACAATGTAGATGTAACTGATGGTACAAAGAATGGAACTGCTCTCATTTGGGGCTTTGTAAATGTCAACAGACTTGAGTCTGATGTACAGGCTCTTGTAACTGCAGGCACCAAAGTTGGTGATGTTCAGTTCTTGAATGTGTAAGGAGGTAAAACGAAATGACGATTTTTGATTTAATGCAGAGTGCTGAACTCGTTGCATATTGGGAAGAGTTACTTCAGGACGAAGCTCCTTACCCTTGCGAAGAGCTGTTCCCTGCTGACAAGAAGAGAGGACTTGACCTCAAGTGGCTTAAGGGTGCTAAGGGTCTCCCGGTTGTCCTCAAGACTTCCGCTTTTGATGCGGCTGCAATTCCGAGAGGAAGAATTGGCTTCGAGAAGCTGAGTGCAGAGATGCCTTACTTCAAGGAGTCTACGTACATTGACGAAGAGCTCAGACAGGAACTTAACATTGTCCTTGAGACTGGTAACCAGGCTTATATCGACTCTGTTATGAACCGTATTTTCGACGACGAAATGAGACTTCTTCGTGGTGCTCGTGCTTCTCGTGAGAGAATGAGAATGCAGGCTCTTACTACCGGTATCGTTGCTATGGCTTCTAACGGTCAGGCATTCACATACGATTACGGTATTCCTGCAGCAAACAAGGTTACTGTTCAGACTTCTTGGTCTGACCATACTAACTCTGACCCTATCGAGGACATCCGTCAGCTGAAAGAGAATATCTATCAGGCTACTGGTTATGTCATTGAGAGGGCAATGTGTGACCAGGCTACCTGGAGACATATCAGAGCCAACGAGAAGATTAAGGCTGAGATTTTTGCTTTGAAGTCAACTGTCGGTTCAATTACTGACTCTATGCTTCGTGAGTACATCAGCGACCAGCTTGATGGTCTTGTTGTTAAGGTTAACGAGAAGAGATATGTCGACGAGACAGGTACTACCGTAGCATTTATGCCGGCCGATACATTTGTAATGTTCCCTGGTACTGCTCTCGGTAAGACATGGTTCGGTACAACTCCTGCTGAGTCTGACCTTATGACCGGTAATGCAGCTAATGTTTCTATCACAGAGACTGGTGTAGCTGTTGTTACTCATCAGAAAGTTGACCCGGTTCAGGTAGAGACTATCGTATCTATGATTTGCCTGCCTTCGTTTGAAATGGCGGATGGTGTTGGTATCATTGATACTACCCACTGATAAGTAAAAGAAGTTCGGTTGAGGCCAGGAGATTTTAATATCACACCGGCCTTACCGTAGTTAAATGGAGGTAAGTCATAATGGCTATGGTAAAAATTTCTAACGGGGACGTAACTCAGATTGTTTCTCGTGGTGCTTTTGAGACTCAGTACAAGAAACTTGGTTTTCAGATTGTTGGAGATAATCAGGCAATCGAAGCTAAGAAAGAAGTGAA